GATTTAGCAGATGCTGAAACTGATGCCAATCTGTCCCAGCGGTGAGATTCCGATTCCTTATGCACTTCGCGTACATAAGAGCGCAGCTTGGACTGCGATTGTTGTGCCAATTGACGCACGTTGCCCTCGAAGGTCACAACGTATGCGTCATCAATTGAAATAGCCATTAAAGACTCCTAAAGATGAATAAATTTATTCGCCTCTTGGAGCCGACCCTTGCGGGACTCGCTTGGACTTAGCATCTCACACGCTTGCCACAGACATTGCTGCCATCTGCTTCCAAAAAGGAGGCGGGGTTTAACGCCCACCCCCAACCTTGGAGTAACAAGTTATGCGACTTGCTAGTATGTAATTTTACGGATTTGGAGCATGATGAACAGTGTACGAATGTCCAGACTGCACCTTGCTTCCTCTATCACCGTGATAAATCGAACCAATCCCTTTAGCCATGTGGGTTCAGCCATTGTTGGTAAGGTTTTGGTAACACTTGGTAACACTTGTTTGTTCCATCCTTATAAAACTCATTTATAGAGACCTAACGAAAAAGGGTTACCAACCCTTACCAACTTGAGTTCTGTGCTGAGTTCTGTAGGTTTTGTAGGTACTCTACCTACGCATTTTCGGTGTAACGGACTCGACTAGCCCACCTCCAAAATAAAATCCAACGATTGTCAACATGATCCAGCTTATTTTGAATTGCTCCAGCACCTCAAATACTGCGCTGGTTTCTCCAATCCCCACCAGCGTCATCGCCAGTACCAGGAGAAAACTCAGCAGATACATCGCTCCAAAACTCAACGCCAAATATCTCTGCGCCACCTTAAAGGGAGCGTATGCGTTTAGCAGATCAATCTTGGTTGAGGTTTTAGATTCTCGTTTCTCAGCATCAGTCTCAAAACAGTCATCAATCAGGTCCAACCCTCTGGTGATGATTGCGTCCGATCCAAGTATCTTTCCAAAAATTCCCATTACAATAAATTCCAGTGAGGACAGTCCTCATGCTCTGCTTTCCAGAACCCACCCCACTCGATCCCGATTCCATGCAGTTGTGCTGCAGCGAACATCGCCTTTGCGATCCGCTTGTAGTGTTCCGGGTCATGTGAGGTAGCCCCGTTCCTCCACGGGTAAATGTCTACTGCCCTTGAAACGCCATCTGCGTTTGCAAGATGATCACTGTCCATCGACCATGACACGTTGTTGCGGATGTTTTCTGCCTGTTGCTCCCTGGAGCGCAGAGTCTCAACCACACTAAAGTCAACATCAGTCATCACGATTGCATTTTTAACAACTTCCTGAAGTTCAGGGTGCGCTTTTTGCAAGATCTCCAATGATCTGTTTCCCAGCTTGAAGATCATTCCTTCATCGCCGTCCAGATGTTTGCTAGGACCACCGCATTTGAATCCAGCTTCTTTTCCAGGCGAGTGTGTTCCCTGGAGTTTGTTTCCCTAACCATTGTGTTGAACTTCTCGTTAGCAGCTATCGCTTGAGCGTTTGAGGTCACATCAATCCTGACCTCGCCAATTTCCAATTTGGTTGCTGCACCTGCGTGAGGCGCGGCTTCATGTTCTGCCATGCTGTTGCTCACATAAAGGAACATGACGACCCACGCTCCTGCAGCGATGTAGCCAATAACGTCAAAGATGTTTTTTATGTTGCCCATATCCTCCACCCATTAGTTCACTGGTTCGCCAAACGCCCTCACTCCACCAGCTTGTTGTGATCCACCAGGCAGCATCCTATGCAATGAGAGCATCTCCTCTATCGCCCTTTGTTTGGCGATGGGGTCAGCCGTTTGACTATTGAACGCATGGTCCTTGTTGCCCCGTATCTCGTCTATTTTCTGTTGTGCTTCAGCAGGTGTGAGCTTTGACGGATCATGCCCATTGCTAGCTGTTGGCTGCCCCTCGCCTCCAATGCGCGTGGCTAAATCATCAATCCACCGATAATCGCCAGCATCAAACATGCCATCTCGTTCAGCATTCAGGAATGCAGCAGGTGCTTGCATTTTGGTCAAGAAGTCCCGCGCTCCGTCAATTTTCTGCTCATAGGCAGCACCCCATTCCTCACGCAGTTCGGTCAAGGATTGCAGTTGTCTCCCACTCTGACCTTTGGCTGCGGCAACCTCATCCTGCGCCATTGCAGTCACAAACATATCGAACTGGTCCGTAGTCAACCCGGCAGCATGTGCATGTTCACGAATTGACGACATCCGGTCGGGATCGGGACTAAACCCATCCACTTCGACATTGTAAGCCGCAGCTTCATCAGGCATACCCAATGATTTCTGAAATGCTATGCGCTCCTCGTCATTTCTGGGGCGCATGACCAACCCTTCAGGGTCACGCTCAAGCAACTTTCGTCGTGCCTCTGCCCTGTCCTCGTCGCTTGCGTCAGGCCCAGGCAATCGAATCGCTTGGCCGCGATACGTGCGTAAGGTGTCATAATCCTTAAAAAAATCTTCAAAGGTTTTCGAGTTCTTAACCTCTTCAAACTCCTGACCATACTCAGGAACCAACTTCTTCCAATCCTCAACAGGCTGCACCTGTTCCTGTTGTTCTTCACCACCCGTAGTGTCAAGTGCCTCTGCTTCTTGTTCAGACATCTTCATGCTCCATAGCGTCAATTCTGCTTAGTGTTTCAACGACTTCCTGGTGTCCTAGCCACACCCTTACGAGGTTGTCATCGGCCTTACTCATTTCCGCGGCGCTATGACCAAACAAATCTGTCATTGCCTGGAGCGCTTCGGGATTGTCTTTAAATGCTGAACGGATAGCGTTACGCCGCCGGATGTTTCTCTTCCGCGACACATCAGCAACGTCATTGCGTCTACTGCTGTCTGCCACCGTCCAAAGCCTGTAGTGCGGTTGCGCCGGTGTCGGCTGCAATCTGTTCCTGTTCGAGCTGTTCACGCCGCTTCATCATCATCTCTTTTTCTTGACGGCGATCCATGACCTCCTCATCACCACGCATGAGTTCTTTCGGGATATTCCTGGCATCAGCGGCACGACGAATGAACTTGTCCACATCCGGGACATCGAGCGCGGCAGGAAAGACTTGAGCGATGGCCGAGACATCCTGCAAGAATCCTTGAATGGCATCGACCTCATCACGCTTCTGCGCTCGAGCCAAGGTTCCCAGGTATTCAACGTCCATTTCAGCACTAGATTGCGTGACGATTTCGGGGGGTTCGGGCAATTTCCCGGCTCGAAATTGGATTGCAAAAGTTCTCTCAATGATAGGGTCCAGCATATAGGATTTCAGATATCCAAACGTGGCACCAAGAACCCGCTGCATGAGTTCCATTCGAGCCATTGTTTCAGTTGCAGTCATGGCCGGAGACTCTTTGAGCTGCAGGTCATCAGCATGAAACGCACTGCGAACAGCATTTACCAGGTCACTCTTGATGAGCTGAGACACATCAAACGATCCACCAATATTCAGTGGTCGCAGACTGTCATCCAGGGACCGGACCATCGTCAAACCACCGGCCTTCAGATCTATATCGCTAAAGATTCCTGCCTCTTCTGCCAGCAAAGGGGGATCAATGGCCTTCTCAGCAGCGGTCAGAACCACTTCAACCAGTTGATTTAGTGACAGGATGTCAGGCATCGCCCTCATCGATGGAGACAGACCGAACTTGCTGTCTGAATGCTCCATCCACTTCGGCGCAAATACTGGCCGCTCGTAATATCCGCCCTCTTCTCCAATCCGTTCCTTACCCTTCACATAAACATATTGGTAACCCCACAGCCTTTGGCTGGCGGCGATAGGCTTTGAAGCGTCAATGGGGGTGATGTCGCGCTTCCAGATCACAAATACGATTGTTTCCTTGTCGGTCAGCTTACCGTTGTCGAGCTTCTCAACTATCGCGGGTGGACAGTCTGCACCAAACTTGTCCACGCACTGGGATGGTGACCACTTGAGTTCACGGTACAATGCTCTGGGCTGTCCGTCTTCGCCGTCTTCAAACCATGTAGACTTCATGGGTGAGCAGGTGAAGTTCAAATCACCTGAGCCTTCCTCAGTCTCTTCCTCAATCGGGAACGCTATGCCCCAACTCACCAGGTCCAGGTACACCTTGTTCATTTCCAAATGGAAGTCGCTCTCTTGCAGTGCTTGATAGCAGATATCGGCGCACTCTTGCAGCCATTCGGCGGCCTCCTGGTTCTGGTTGAGTTCTTCGTCCTGAAAAACCAGATTCAACCACTTGATCAGTGGTGGAGTCAGTGAACCGTGAATTGACGATGCGAGTTGATTCGCAGCGACGATAGCCGTTGAATCGAATAGTTGTCGGCTTCTCCAATCGACAGACAGTTCCCCCTGGCTTGTCGAGAAGAACTCACCAGTGAAGGGTCGCACATATCGCTCGATCAATTGGTAGAGCGAGTCGAGGTTGTTGCGCTCAGTCTGGAGCGTCGCTAATCGTTTGCAAACTTCGTCCGGTTTCAAGCCAGCAGTCTCCCGGCCAATACGAGTAAAGTAATTTTACTCTCTTATACCGAGATGAACAGTGTACGAATGTCCAGACTATCTGGCCAAAGAACGCTTCACTCTAGGTTTCCTGGCTCGTTGACCAGGCGTTGATAGTAATTCTCTGCCCTCACCCGCACCCACCATCAAGTATTCCAGTGCCTCACAAACGTGGCTCCACTTGTTCTTGTCAGGCTGGTCATGGAACCGTTCATCACCTGCCACCCGGACCCGGCGGTAGCAGAACTTACCTGCCAATCCCTTCCTGAGCGTCTTACACCGGGGAGAGATGATGATGCCTGGTTCATGTGCCATCGTGTTGCGGATGAAATGCTTCGACAGTGACTTGCGTCTGATGGGTACGTCATTGTTCGTTGATGCTGGTACACACGGTACACCGGCAGCATTGAGAATCATAAACGGTGTGCGCTTCGTTGATTGATTGCCTTGACCGCCAGCCGGGTCACCGTACCCCTGGCTGAACTTGAAGTCCCGGTACTTGATGCGAATGATGTCAGACATCATGGGTGCAAACTCATCTGCAGCCATGTCCTCTGTCACCACCTCATCGAAGATTCTCCATTGACCGTCGATCTTCTGTCCCAATGCAGCAGCAGGTGTCAGACCAAAATCTACTCCGAACTGAATGTCATACCCCGGTGTTGGTTCGCATGGCTGGCAGTGGATACTATCCTGGTACAGGGGTTGAACAGGTTTACCATCAATCGAGAACCCGTACTCGTTTCCAAGGTTGACCTTGATCCAATCGTTCTCCTTACCCTTGATGAGATTCTCGTAATAGTCATCAGGCAG